CACCATTGGCGGTGTTGTAGGAAATGCTGCCCCCACCACGCCCAATGTTCACTCCGTGAACTAACGCATCTCCGCCAGAAACATCTAATTTTGCTCCTGGTGAGCTCGTATCAATTCCAACATTGCCCGTAAAACGAGGATTGTTTATTGGCGGAACCGCAATCGCCGTCCTGGCCGCCGCAGCATCCGCCGCAGCTAATACGGCAATTCCAGCCGTGCCAGTAGGATGAATCGTTGCAGTGCCCGCTCCGGTGCGGGCAACAACGCCGTTAGTGTTTAGCGCCGCGATCGCCGCCAGGTCGGCGTCGTACCCTTGGACGGTGGAGCCGATCACCAATTCACCGAGGGAGGTATCAAGATCCTCGACCTCTTTTTTGAGATAGGCTGTGCGTTCTACTAGGTTTTTAATAGGCAGGTTTGACGGCCCCTCACCAGCGGCCCCAGCGTCTACCGCATCGGTGCGGTTTAGTTGATAGACCGGCACAAATGTCGGTAAGCTTGGTTCTGGAAAGTTTGGCACTGTATTACTCCACTCGGTTTAGGACGCCGTCGTATTGATAATCGCCATCGTAGAAAAAAGTGAACGGCCTAGTGTAATCAATAGAGCCATCATAATTATAGCTACCATCGTAGAAATCGTCGGCTCCGATAATGTTGCCATTGTGCAGCAACGGTCGAAATGCAATCAATCGAAGTAGATGAGATCTAACATTTTTCCACTCCTCGATTAGGCGTTCTACCAGTAGAACGCGAGCATTTGATAACGGCCCGTCACCAGCGTTTAGATCAACAATAAACGCGCCCCAAAATCGACCATCGTGATTTTCTTCCGCGTCGTAATCAATAACGCCGTCGTAGGTGGATCCAGGGTTTTCGATGATTTCCGCACCGTCAAACCCTACGGCCTTAATCGCGGTTTCTATGGCCCAGGCCGTGCCTGAATAGCGATGCAGGTTGATTGATTCCTTGATTAGGTTTCGCTTGGCCTCCTCGGTCTCACACAGCAGCCAGCCGCGATATCCGAGGACGTTGTATTGATCAGCCAGATGAGCTAGGGCCGACGCATCGACGTTGTCCACGTCGATAACATCAACGACTGACAAATCAATCTCCCCCTGACGATCCAACAATTCAAGCAGTGCCTTGAATCGTTCATCGTTAATCCCGGCCTGCAACAATCTAGAATCAGCCATCGGCTAACCCCACAACATTGATCGTAATGTCGGTGCAATTTGCCCATTCGTTAGCCAAGATTTCCTGATAGCTAGGCTCAATCAAATCGACCTCGTAAACTCCAGGCAATTGAAGCGCTGCGATAATCTGACTGGGAACAATGTCAACGCCTAGGCGTGATCTTAATTGCGCTGCATGGGCCTCTGCCGCCGCCTCTAGCTGTGTTTCAAGGCTGGGTTGATCTGCGGTGCTCAGCAGCGTGATATCAGCCTCAATCGTAAAATTCACCGCCGTGGGAGCCAACACTTCAACATCGTCGGTTAATGGCCGAATCTGGCTATTTAATAATGCCGTTTCGATTTTTTCTATTAACTCGGAGGACGGCAACCCGGCATTAGTCAATGGATAAATTTTAACCCTCACCCTGGCTGGAGAAATGATTGCAACATCGACCAAACTTTGGTCAACCGACAATGTCCAAAAACGATACGCGCCGACCGGGCCAGCGACACTAAATCGATTAGGGGCTAGTTTAATTCGTTCCCTAAATCTGTCGTCGGCTTCTACGTCAGCTCCTCCACTTGAGGCCGTTGTATTTGTGGCGGATGCAATGTTATTGATCGGGTTAAAAATTTTCGTAATCGTATTGATTGGCAGGTTATTGCTGCTTGCTCCGGCCTCAATTGCAACCGCTGTTACTGTGCCTGTCATTTGCCCTGCTGGGATTACCAACGATTCAATCGTGGCAAAAGCAAACCTCCCATCGTCAGTTTCCACCTGGCGATCCCGAGGCACAATCACATTAATGCCGACGGCCCCGGCATCTTTGGTGAAGCGCATTGTGCAGCGAGCCGTTGCCGCTGGCAATCGAGTTACGTCGAGAAAAGCGCCTAGTTGGTCTAGATGGTTCCCGGTTGCATAGTTAACTAGGTTTTGCTCCCCTGCGTTTTGAATTGCCAATCGAACCAATGTTTCGCGATAAGCGATCAGGTTTATCAAAAGCCGTTCTGGCTGCGCTGGATAAATAACACGGCCAATTAATGATTCAAATTCCTGAACTAAGTCCTGCTCAACTTGTTGAGGATTACGATCTACAAAATTAGGCCGTGGTAAATTCATACTAGCACCTCAGCAGTACGAAACGTCGTATCGCCCACCAGCTTCCACTGCACCTGAATCCGCACTTGTTGGGGCTCGAAACTAGCGAGCATAACTGTTACTTTCTCTACATCAATTCTTGGCTCCCATTCGCGGAGAGCCCTAACGGTTTCTCGAATCAAATGGGGTTTTGCCCGATCAATTGGATAATCCAGGTAATTGTGGAGAGTGCTTCCAAAGGTGGGACGATGAGGGTCAGTTCCTCTGGGAGTTTGCAGGATAATTCCAATGGTTTGGTTTACTTCCTGGGCGTCCTCAACGATCTGTCCAATTTCAGCAATCTGAGGGCTCCAAAATGCGGCTTCAGTAATCATTTAGCCTCCTGCAAAAACATTGCTAGACCCAGTTGCCACTGACGACCCACAGGCAACGGGATCGCCAATTCGCCCTATCTGGAGTCCGTTAACAAAAACGGTGGAACTCCCACTGGCAAGCACACTGGCATGAGTTTCCGGGATTGGTGGGCAGGTATGCGCCGCCCAGGCGTCGCTTTGCCGATGCACCGGAATTCCATTCACGAAAACATTAGGCGAACCCTGAACGTTAGGCCGTGCTGGCCAGCATCCATGTCCAGTGCAGATATCTCCGAGGCGGGTTACGGCAGGCATTGCTTAATCGTTCAGATAAATGTTAGCGCCAGTGATGCTAATGTTCCCAGTCGCTGTAATTGTTATAGCACCTTGAACACTGATTGAGAGTAGGCTCGCAGCCCGGTCGTATTCAATCGTTGTTCCGTCGTCAAAACGGATATGTTTTTTGTTTCTCGTCGAGACCGGCGCTACATCCGTGGCTGAATAGATGGCTCCCAAAATGATGCCGTTTTCGGCGGAATCATCCAGCAAACAAACGACTTGCTCCCCCACGTCAGGCAACCAATACGCTTTATCCCTTTGCGTCCCCGGCTGGATAACCTGCAACCAAAATGTTTCGACCCGATCTTTATCTGGCAACGTACAGCGGGCCAGTGCTCTTGCATCGTCCACTACGCTAACAATTCCAAGCGCCCAGTTCATGAAATCCTCCGGCATTTTAATTCGCACGTCCAACCCTGGGACGATGTTAGCCTGTGCATGGCCTCCATCACCTGATATTTGCCGCTGAGCGCCCCCATTTGTTCGACATTGATGTTTATCCCGCCGACGAAGATTGGAGCCCCTTCTAGGCTAATTGTGGCCTCGACTTGGCTCCCATTGGCACGACGCAGCGCTTCCCTGGCTCTGGCGACCGCTTGCTGTCGATTCTCAACTCGTTCCCTGATTTTCAAAATGTCTCCATCTTCGCGGGGCGGCGTCGCCGGTTCAGTGTGAGTGATCGTCTCTTTTTTCTGAGCATCCTGATACTGGATTTCGCAAGCTTTGTACGTGCCGACGGCTTTGTCTCTGAATGTGTAGCGGCTGATTGTGGAGCGGTTTAGAGTGATTACTGAATCCTGGGCCTCAAGGTCTGTCCAGTTGTAGAAAATCAATTTCCCGTTTTCGATTTTCACGATCTGTCCATAATCGTCCGCAATTTTATTCAGGAAGTTCAGATCGGTTTCCTCGTTTTGCGTAATTCGCTCAAAAGTTATGTCTCGAATTTCCCCGACCAATTCAAGGCTATGCCTTGCAGCGACTTCCTCCGCAATCTTTTTCAGTGTCGTGTTTTCGTAGGCTTTGGTTCTGGCTTCGCGTAAATTCAGTTTGATGTCTGTGGCTAATGCGCCCAAGCTGATGATATCGGGAGGGCCAGTAATTTCAATGTCATCAACTTCAAAGCGACCGCAGTCTAATTTGTCGAAGTTTTGCTCGTAAAACAATTCCAGTTTTAATCGATCCCCCTTTTCGGGATACCACGGATCAATCCATCGCAATAAACGATCCTCCATCGAGATATCTAACTCACTGGAGGAAGCGTGGAGTCTGTCAGTGTACGTGATCGACAAAACGTAGGCAACCACGTCCTCCGTGATGTCCTGGGATTCGTATTGCAATTTGAATTTAGGAACTCTCATTAATTATCCCCATAGGCTTAATTGTTGACTAGCCTCAATCTTGCGTAGCTTGGCACCCTGCGCTTGCACCTGGGTTTCGAGCCATGCCACCCGTTGTTCTAGCGTGGCCTTCTCACTACGGGCGGCGGCGGCTGCAATTCGCGCATTGGCAATGGCGACATACTCAGCATCCATCTCAATGCCGATGAACTCAAAGCCCTCCAACCCCTCATCCCTGTCGCGTTTCGTGGCCTTGCCCTGGTAAATCAGGCGGCGGGTTTCGGCGTCCTCCGGGTCGTCGTCGGGGCAGGTCTTGAAAAAGCGGGCGGCGCTG